AGAAGGGCTTTACCCTGCTACCCGGGTCACGTGTATATCACATATGCTCGGATGTAGTACCTATTCAATCACTATTAAAAAACAATGTTAGCAATCCTTAAACCATTTGTACTATCTGCACTTAAGTCACCAAAATTTAAGATTTTTGTGGTAGAGCTTTTAGAAAAATTAGTAGCTCAAACAGATAACGATTTAGATGATAAGGCATTAGCCATAGTCAAAAAAGGACTAGGAGTCTAATGGCAAACGTCAGTCTAAAAATCGGCAAACATAAAAGTCGGACTGGCGGACTCACCAAAGCTGGTCGAGAAAAGTACAACAGAGCTACAGGCTCTAACCTAAAAGCACCGCAACCCGGTGGAGGTCCTCGCAAAAGATCATTTTGCGCCCGTATGTCAGGGGTAAAAGGACCAATGAAAGATAAAAAAGGCAGACCTACTCGTAAGGCTCTTGCCCTTCGCAAATGGAAATGTTAATTATGCCAATGGGACCCGGAACCTATGGTTCACAAAAAGGTAGACCAAAGAAAAAACCTACTGGTCAACTAAAACTTAATATGAAAAAAATGCCTCCTCAAGTGCAGAAGAGGTTAATGCAAGCAATGAGGAAGAAAAAATAATGGCACATAAAGGCAAGGGCTCATGTGGCTCAAAAGGTAAAGGCGGAAAAAAAGGGTATAGATAATGGCTAAAACATATGACATGGATGGCTCAGTCACTAACTCTATATCTGAAAGACAAAAGAAAAAAACAACTTTTGTAGATAAACTCAAAAAAAAAGTAAAAAATAGAGTTTTGGGAAAACTTACCCGAGTAAAAGATCAAGAAAGATTAGAAAAATTAAAAAAGGAAAATTTTTAATATGGCTAAACGAGGACTCTATGCAAACATCCACGCCAAACGTTTAAGAATTAAAAAAGGTTCTGGCGAAAAGATGAGAAAACCCGGAGCTAAAGGTGCTCCTACTGCTGCTAACTTTAAACGTGCAGCTAAAACAGCTAAAAGATAATGAACAAAAAAGCAACCGAAGATCAGTTCAACGAGTTGCATAATCTAGTTACAAAGGAGTTCCTCTCTCGCATCAAAGCTGGAGAGGCAACTACTCAAGACTTAAAAGCAGCTTGTGATTGGCTTAAAGCTAATGATATTAGTGGAGTTGCTTATGACGGCAACCCTCTGTCAAAACTTGCACAGGTTATGCCAACTGTTGATCCAGAATTAGTACAGGCTAAACTCTATGGCAGAAACAGCTAAATACTACAGATCCAACCCAAAAGCTAGAGCAGTTAGACTCAAGCAACAAAAAAAATACAACAAAACTAAAAAGGGATTAGCCCTGCGTGTAAATGCAAATCGACTTAATAGACAACTTGGTACCTACGGAAATGGCGATAACAAAGACGCTGCTCACTATAAGGGGAGTACTACCAAGGGAAGATTACAGAAACCATCAGAAAACAGAAAAAGCCGACTCAAAATACGTAAATGACCCCATTACTACCTAGTCCAAAACATTACTTACAAAATTTAATAACCATGACAAGTTCAGATTCTAAACGGCTCTGGAGAAGAGCTATAAAAGAGCACTTCGATTGTACATGTGTTTATTGTGGAAAAACTTATGATTTTAAAGAACTTACACTCGATCATGTCAAACCTCGTAGCAAAGGTGGGCAGGATCTTACAACGAATGTTGTATGCGCGTGCAGAAAATGTAATGCAGACAAAGGTAGTAGTCATTGGCTTGGATGGATGCGAAAAGCATTTGGATTCCAGCCACTTCGAGAATTAATTATTCATCAACATATAAATTAAAATGGCAAGACCCAAAAGAGGTAACTATGCTACAGGAACTGTTGGATTAGAAAGATACAAAAAAGCTTTACGCGAGTATCTAAAAAAACAAAAAGAGGCTAGGGAGAAAAAAACTAAAATTACCTCAACAAAAAAAAATATTGCTAAACAAAAAACAGCAAACACAAAAGCAGCTAACACCACTAAATCTAAAGCAGCTACTAAACCTAAAAAAACCTCCTCTAAACCTAAAACTACAACACAACAAGCAGAAAACCTAGCAAGTAGTAAAACTAATAAACCTAAAACAACTACTGCAACTACTACTACAACTAGAAGGAAAACTACTACTAAACCTAAGACTACTACTAAGAAACCAACAGCTAACAAACCAGCAAGCAAAGTACCAGCAAAGAAACCTTTTATAAGTAATAAACAAAAATTACAAATTAAAAAAGCTGGTAAAAAAATAGTAAATACTGGTAAAAAAGCAGTAGCTTCTACAAAGAAAAACGTATCTAAGTTAAAAACAGAAGGTAAGAAATTACTTAATAAACCATCACCAACTAAGAGACCTGTAACTAAAGGACAGAAACTTGCAGCAAAAGGTAATACACTTCTTAAGAAAACTGGTAGGTATTTAAAAAAACAAGTACTACCAAAAGCTAAAAAAGATTTACTTAAGATTGGTAAGGGTATAGCTAAAGATCCTAAGTCACTTATTAAAGGTGGAAAAGGACTTGGTATATCTTACCTTGCAGAAAAAGGTACTAGCCAATTAATAGACAGAGGGTTTAAACAGCTTCGTAAAGAAACACGAGGCAAGAATATGACTCTAAAAGAATACAGGGCTAGAGTTGATAAAGCTAATAAAGAAGCACGTAAAAAATACGGAATAATACCTACAGCTAAAAAGATTGTAAATAAAGTTAGAGGTAAATCTAATACAAATAATAATTTATCTACTAATAAAAATATTCAGAAACAAAAGTCTAATAACAGTGGTTTAAAAACTAAAAAGACTGAACGTTCTAGCAAGGTAAATAAAAATAAAGATTATAACGCTAAGACAGCTACTAAAAAATATAATCCTAATATGTCTACCTTTAGAGAAGATTCTAACGCAAACAGAAAGTTACAGTTAGAAATACAGAATCAAGGTAATAAGAAAAATAAAACAGAAACTTACAGCAGACAGTTATCTAATCAAGCTAAGAAGACTAAAAAAAGTAATGTAACTACTACTAAATCACCAAGACCCGGTTCAGCTAGAGCAAAGATGATAGCTAAGAACGAGGCAAGATTTGGTAAAGCAAGAGTAGATAAGTTACGTAAAAAGAACCAAGACTTCCAAGCTATGAAGAAAAAGAAAATGACTAAAGCTGAATTTATACGTAGATATCCTAACTCTCAAACAGCAAAACGAGCTAAAGGTTTAAGATAAATGATTGACCAGTTAGTTAAACATTTTGTAAAAGGGCAAAAGTCAAAAGCTAAAGCCCTTTTGTCTGCTGCTCAAACACCTGTACAAAAAGAGACTGTTCTTCAATTACCCTATAAACCTTCTGATAATTTTGTAAAAGCTGAAAGAGCAATACGACAGCAAGTATCTCCTCAGTACACATGGAATACTCTTAAAAATACTGAGGTAAGGTCACTTGATGATATTACTGAATGGAATAGTAAAAAACCAGTAGAGTCTGTTGAACATTTTAAAGACTTTGGGTCAGCAATGAAAAAACTTTTTCCTGATAAAGAAGGAGGAGAAAACTTTGTTGGTTTTGAAGATATATATGCTAAGTACGAAGAGTTAGGTTTTACAAGAAAATTTGACGGAGACTTATACAGACTTAAAAGAACTGGAACTTATGGTCCTAGAAGCGATTATGCTGGAGGACCAATGGTAACTCATCAAAGGATGACGGATAGAAACAGGACTCAAAAAAAAGCTGGTGGTAAAAGAATAGCAAATTTAGCTTGGACAACTGATGAAGATAGGGCTAACTTTAAAGCACTAGAAACTGAACGAAAAGCTTTTAACGAAAATCTTAAAGCAACAAGTAAGCGTCGAGTAACTGCTACTGGAGGTATGATCTTAGAACATGACATCCAACAGAATAGTAGATACTGGGCTGTACATACAAACAGGAAAAATTCTGATGCTACCAATGTGTATAATTGGAACTCACCTAGATTAGCTAGTCATAAAAGTGCTATTGAAAGATATTTAACAGCTATAGATGGAGAACCATTGTATGTAAAGATGAATGGTACTAGAGATAAGTACGAAATTTATCACATAGATACAGATACTAAACTTGCAACTATAGGAATCGAAGATGACTATAAGAACATTGTAAAAGAGCTTCTAAAGGATCTTCCATAACTTATATACATTTCTATATGACAGACGTTTTAACGTCCTTACAGAGCGATTTCAAGCTGTTTCTACAGGCATTGTGGGACCAGCTTGATCTACCCTCACCTACTAGGGCACAATACGCCATTGCAGACTATTTACAACACGGACCAAAACGTTTACAGATCCAAGCCTTCCGAGGAGTCGGAAA